TCTTCCGTCTTTTCAGTGAACCCCCTTGACCATCAGATACAACTACAATCTTTGTGGGATTAATTAGTTTAGCTGCATAACCAATGCTTTTTAAGCACCCTGCAATTCCACCAGTATGATTACCATTGGAATTGAGGGAGGGGGAGGCCATGAACGCTCTAATAAAAGTGTTCATGAAATCAACAATTAATACTTCAGAATCGGAGGATCTATTCAATCCTCCAACTCTGTCTTCTTGTTTTACATTATCGAATAACGAAAACAACCTCTTTTTTTCACTGTCAGATAGATTACTCATTCTCAGATGATACACCAGCATCTTCATCATTGTCAACAACTGCGTCGTCAACAATAACACTATTTGGATCTTTGTACTTCATAATTACTTCATCGCAAATCTTTAAGTAAATTTCTTCACCCAAAACTTTGTCAGTCTTCATTGTTTCTACAAAGTCCTTAGACTGGAACTTCCATTCACTACCATCATCTTTCTTATAGGTATAATAAGCACCACCTTGTTTTACCAAGTTGTTTTCCTTCAATACTTTGATCCAACTGCCATAATCAGCAATTCCACTATCAAAATAAATATCAAAAGCAGCCTGACGCTGTGGTGGTCCCATACGGTTCTTAATAACAACTGCTTTACATTCATTACCAATAACTTCTTCACCCTTTTTGAGTTTACCGGTGTTGTTCAGACGAACACGAACACTACAGTGATATGCAAGTGACTTACCACCACTTACTACCCACTTATCACCAAATGCCATAGCATTTAGATTCTGACGCAATTGATTGGTAAATACAGTAAGAACTTTTTGTTTACCAATCATATTGGTAATCTTACGCATTGCTTTACTAATAATAATAGATTTACCAGTAGCAAATCCATCCTTACCGTGATCACTTTCCAGTTCTGCCTTTGTAGAAGCGGCAGCAACAGAATCAACAATGATTGTAAGAATACGATCTTTATTGGACTTACGAACGATTCCAATCATATGTTCCATCTTTTCAAAAATATCCTCAACGGTTTCACATTGAACATATAGAAGTTTAGATAGATCTACACCAAGACTTTTCCAGAATTCGGGAGCTGCAGCATTTTCAGTGTCAATAACTACTGCTACACCACCTTTTTTCTGTGTATCAGCAACAACATGCGCAGATACTAGACTTTTACCAGTTCCTTCCAATCCATTGAATTCAACCATCTTTCCAACTGGCAATCCACCATGAGGACGATTGCTAATAGCTAAGTCAAGAATAGAAGAACCTGTACTAATCCAATCACTAATTTCTGCAGGATTTTCTTGTTCATCCAAGAAATATGCAATCTTGCCACCATCTTTATTGGCTTTATTTAACTCATTTGCGAGTAATTCGACTAACTCATCTCTTTGAGGAGTTTCTTGTGTAACTTGGTTTTTCTTTTTCATAATAATATAAAACTAAAATAGGGGTGGCAGTAATATATACTACCACCCCACTACAAACAATTTATTTTAACTGTTAAACAAATTATCAAAAGCGGCTGCTACATCATCCGAATTTGATTTTGCTGCGGTAGCTGTTGGTGATTTATTCGTTGCAGTTGCTTTTGGAGCAGGAGCAGGAGTTTCCTCATCAACAATTGTGTTGACTGTTCCTTCAGAAGGAATTGAACCATCTGGATTCAACCAGGCATTCATTACTTCCTTTAGTTCGTCATAACTAAACTCAGGGAATAAATCCATGATGTTAGTCTGTTGTGCCAAGATATCCTTTTGAGAAGGATCAATTGCAACACTTGCATTTGGCTTGACACGAATAGTAGTTTCTGGGAATGACTTACCAGAATCTTCTGCGGTACGGAATTCTACTACAATGTCACGACCATTGACCAAATCAGTAATATCACCGTAATCAACATCACTGATGATGCTTAGAATTTCTTGGTAAACATTCTTACCAAATCCCCAGAAACGAACACCTTCGTTTTCCTCACCACGAACGATGATAGGAGCATAGGTACGCATCTTTGGTTCAAACTTACGACCCAAAATCCAGTCTTCCTTGTTTCCGGTCTTCTTCATACGATTGGACCATTCAACGATTGGATCAGGACGATTGAAACTATCGGGAGATAGATAAGTCTTGTTATTGATATTGTAGTGGAACTTTAGTTCGATAAAAGGATTATCGGTTTGATACTTGTAGGGAACGATACGAACTACTTGTTTACCAGGCTTTGGTTTCCAAATGAGATTGGTTTTGTTGCCTTGGTTTGTTAGAGAGCTCAAACGACTCTTCAATTTTGATATGTCTAATGCCATAATTTTTAATTAGTTAATTTAGTTAATTAGTTAATTAGATAACTCACACGAATTATTTAATGACAACCAATTAAGTTGTCATCAATATATATGAAGACCAAAAAGATTTCAACTTATTATATCAAAAATTTTGACGGAGACGATTTTCACTGATACTTCGCTCGTTAAAATAATTGAATTTCTGTACAGATTCCAATCCAATTGAAATGTTTTATCAAAAACACCATTGTTTTCCTCAGCAATCAACTTATTCATTGCATTGAGAGTATACAGTGTGTTTGTTTCTTTTTTTCTATGGACACTGATAGTGTTACGAAATTTCAATTGGTTACCATCATTTATTTCTACATTGTATGTTGCATACAATTCTTTTGGATTGTTGACATTACACAATAAAAATATTTTACCGTTAATAACACTATAGAAATTTTTTATTTCTTGTATAGTGTCATTATATTCTTTGGAATTGGTAAATGTACACAATAATTGTTTGTTCTTCATTTATTTATAATTAATTGTTTACCGTCAACATTCCACAATTTACCGACATAATTTCCAGAAGAATCAAACCAACTATTTCTTTTGTTATAAAATCCAAACTTTAAAGCTTCTTGTAAAGTATATTCAGTAGTCAATGCTTTCTCAATTGCTACCGCATCTTGTTCTTTTTCTTCGGGAGTTCTATCATCACTCTTTGATTTTTGTGGTTCTGCTTGTTGAACAGGTTGGGTTTGTTGTGGTTCAAATTCAATTTGTTGTCCACTTGGTTGTTGTGGTTGTTCATCTCCAACAAATACATTAGCTTGACCTCTTTTTGGGTTTTCTTCAAAATGAGTACCACGGGCAATAGCTTTTTGTTTGTATTCAGGAGTTGGAAAGGTTACAAGAATACCATTTGTATTGTATGCTTGTCTTTCAGGATATTTACCTTCAAGCATTTTATTCAAATATTGATTTACGATATTTGAATCAACATTTGAATTCAACAAATATTCTCTTAATACTTCAATGTGTTCTTGTTTAGAAATATCAAATATACCGTTTTCAATTGAAATGTCGGTACTTGCTTTTTCTAATGCTTCTAAAAATATTTGTTTGATGTTCATAATTAAAATACATCCTCTTCACTTAAATTGGAACGATGAATTTCTGTTTTGAAAGAAAACTTACTTCCTCTTTCATTTCTTAATTCAATTGCAGAATAAAATGGTTTAACTTCTACCTTTCCATTTTCCTCTTCTTCTCGTATATCGAATATAATATATAAATATACAACGAAATATGTTCCTTCTTTATTTTTACTTACTTCAAACTTACTCAATCTAAAATTCTTATTTTCACTTGCATCAATCAACTTTTTACCAGTAGAAAATTCAGACTTGGTTCCCATTCTGTTAATTGTCTTACCATTAAATACTACAAGCGGCAAACTATCATTGTTACCAAAGATTGCTTCGGCAGATATTTGACTTGCAAATTGAATAAATTCTTTCTTGATTTGAGATTCATTGCCAACATTCATAAATCTTTCAATGAACTTTTCATAAAACTTTATAGCAGCAATATTAGAATTGAAGATGTTCATTGGTCTAAATGCACCTTTATTCATCGGAACATCACCTTTAGTAGACGGATTAAAGTAATCATTATAAACCTTAATAGAAGCATTCTTGACTTCTTTTACATCTTCTGGTGTAGTACCTGTTAGTTGAACCATAAACAAGTTCTTATTATCAATTAATCTTACTTTTTCGTTTATGGCACTAAATAACGAATCTGGTTGAATTCTATTGATTTGTTGAATAAATATAGCAACATTTTTCTTTAAAGAATCGGTCATTTTTACTAATACTTCATCGGCTTCTCTTGCTTCAGATAAAACACCAATTTCTTTTTCAATAGTATCCCATGTATTAAACATAGTAGAATATTGATTTCTAGCATAATTCATGTCTTCTTGACATTTTTGTTCAATATTACCAAATATTTTAACAATGGTATTTTTAACCTTTTGTGTAAAATCAGTCCATCCTTTTGTCAATTCCGCAGACAAATCTCCTATTTTTGATGAAATTCTATTAAGAGAAGATTTTAATGATGATATAAATTCAATTTCAGTTAATAATGTCTTACCCAAATATATTTCTTCAAATACAGGAGCACCACCACTAAATACACTGCGTGGATCTTTTTCAATTGGTTTTCCATCTGGTTGTTGTGATTGTAACCATTGATAGTATTTTTCTCTTTCTGCGGGTGTACCTGAAAAACTTAATTTGTCCGGTAAAATATCAAAAGCACCTTTCATTCTACCAATACGATAACTATCACCACCAGCTTTCAAAGAAACCATTGCGAATTTCTTTCCAGTACCAGTAATCTCACATAAACTTTCATCGGTACCACTTACTTTTTTATCTTTTAAAGCAATTTGAATTTCTGATATACTACAATTGTACAACAATACCGCATCAGCAGTGTTTTCTTTTTTCTTATCTTTACTGGCATACCCACTATTATTGAAGAATTCATAGAACTTTTTGATGTCTTGATGAATAAATCCGGTTGGTTTTGCAGATGTTACATTTGCTAATGTTACACTAGTACCGGATGCCAATTCAATTCTAGCCTTTATATCAGCATAATTTTGATATAATTTATTTTTCCCAACCGCAGTAATTATTGCGGGATTATCTAATTGTTGTATGCTCTTTAATATCTTTTCTATTTCTTCAGATAATTTTAACCACTTTTTGATTGTGTCTTTTTCTTTCGGATAATAATCGCCATTTTCGCCGAATATCTTATATAAAGGAAAACTTTCTCTTAATTGTTGACTGAATGGCAATGGCATAACAGTCTCAACCTGTTGTAACTTAACTTGTAAGTCTTTTAATTTTACATCGTCGTCTATATTCATTCGTATATATAAATATTGATATATACACGAAAATCAAATTGTTTTTAAATATCCACAACCGTCATACTATCATAATTCTTACCAATGTAACACTTTACAGGAAATTGATTGTTTGACATCAATCTTTTCAATTCTACCAATGTTTCTTTTTTATCATTCTTGTGACAATCAAACAAAACACTGTCATAAGTATATAAAATAGCCTTAGTTTGTTTACCGTTCAAATATTCATTAACTCTTACCAATGATTGCATTCCAAATTCAGTTTCACTAGCTTGTAAGATATAATTGAACAATTTGTTTGGATTTGGTTCATTTATATGGTTTGTAGTGATTCTTCTTTTATAAATCGGTGTTTCTACATAACCATTTTCATTAAAGAACTTCCATCTATGAGCAATATAATCACTCATTTTCTTAAAATATGGTATTTCTAATAATTCTGTGGGAATATTACCATACATACACTGAAATGTTAGGTTCTTTGACGCTTTAATTTCTTCGTCTGATAACTTATCCTTGCCATAGTATAACTTTCCAAGATACTCATAAGCATTTGGTGGTAAGTTATAATTGATCAACTTTGCAACTATGTGGGGGTGGTAGGCACTATAATCAATCATGAACAACATACCATCATCACCATATCTGCTAATAAATGATGATCTACACCCGTTTTCTTTATTTAAAGCACTATAGTTTACATTACCAAACCTATTACTGGGTCGTCCTGTTGCAGTATATAGGTTATATTGTGTATAAACATAACCATCCTTATCTTTGATCGTTTTGTTCTCAAAATGCCTATTAAACAATTCTACATCCACTTTTAACCCATTATGTTCAAGAATTCTAAGATTGTCAGTAATTGTACTATTGATACTATAAAAACTATCATCAATCTTGACGGATTTGAGTCTAATCAACACTGCATCATACATACTTTCAAACTTTTCCAAATGTTTTACCATTGGAATTGCTTTATTCAATTCACCATATTTTTGAAACTTAGTTTTGATAACATTATGTGCAGTTGTATCAAATTCACTATAATCTTCAACTTTACCATCACTGATAAAGAAAATGATGTTAATATCAAACAGATTATTGATAGGAAACAGATGTAAACACTTTTTCTTATCAAATACCCATTTCTTACCTTTTAGTTTGTTGAAATCATTGATTAATGATTCTTTATCGATAAAGACATTACAATCTGGGTGATTTAGATTGATAATATATGTGGTTTTGGATTTGAGTATATGGATTAAAACCATACACAATTCATCTATACATGGATGTACTTTTTCATCTGATTGAATACATTCAAGAATAAAATCAGATGAAATATGCGATTCTAGGAATTTAGAATAGGATTGTTTATCCAGACACACCATTGACACAATGTAACATTATAACAACTGTAAGTCAATTATTTCCCATTCCAAAATTCGAGTGGGTTATTCAAATAATTTTTAATTCCCGTCATTTTTTTCTCATTGATGTTTAATATCTTAATGTTTTGTTCTCTTACACCAACTCTTTCTAATATTTTGTTTTTATAAATATTATCTTTTGGACCGGATATTATCCATCGAATGGAAAGTTTGTTATATAATGCCGATGAAATTTCATTATATTTGTTTTTATCCACTTCAGTTATCGTTAAATCGTTTATTTTTTGAACAAAATAACGATTGATATACCCTAATGAATAATCTTTGGTTTTTGGAAACGGTTTAAAATAAACAGGATATACTTGATTATCCAATACAGTACCACCAATATTTTGATATGTTTGTATATTTATCATATTAATTTACACCATTAATTGTATATTCATTTACACCATCAGTTGTAAATTTTAGAGTTTGACCTCTAATTGATCGTATACCTGCTTTAATTGTAGTTGTCCAATTTCCAGATTCTAATTTATGTGACACATCAATAATTTGACATAAAATTTCTCTTTCAGAATAAGGACTTGGTAAGTTTTTCAAACTAAATAATTGAAATGTTCGTAATCCAGATATACCTTGTAATGTCATTTCTACAGTAAATCCAGGTTGTTGACCGCCATAAATATTTGTGTTTTTGTTATAATCCAAATCATTAATCAAACCTAACAATAATGTTTGACTTGGCAATACTAAATTTACTATATTAAATCCTGTTTCTTTCGATGGTGTAGTTGTCACAAATCCACCTCCACCTGCTGCAGCAGCACCTCTTGCATAATTTGGTGCAGATTCAAATGTTTTAAACGACATTATCAAAGAATTAGATCCCTTCGATGGATTGGATTGTAATTGTTTAATCGTTTCTAAATTACCATCAACTGATCTATTTGTCTTGGCTTTAGGATCGTCTGGATTAAATCTATCACCATATGGAAAATTAAGAATTTCATTTGATGTAATTTCTCCCGTTGGTGATTTATTTTCTTGATTTGACGGACTTGATCCTCCTGAAGACAATACTTGATTTGCCGCAACATTTGACAGTTGTGCGGTAAAATTAATAGATTTAATAAATGTATTTGAAGAACCAATATCAAATTGATATATCT